TAATGATTGTTGGCGAACCTGTCGCCATTGTGATTGGAGTACCGAGGGTGATCCCACTGCTTGTAGCAGTCAGTGCTCCAGCAGACAACGACAACCCGCTACCTACTGTGATTTCCTCAACAGCGCCGGTCGATGCTGTAGTGCGGCCAAGAAGCCTTGCAGTCGACATCGTAATGCCGTCAGTCGTGACAGCGCCAGCAAGAACGACATTGACTCCTTCTACCGCAATAACTCCAGCAGAGGCGCGCGTTATGGTTGTATCGGAAGCGTGCCCAATATTGACGGCGGTGAATTGCGGCGAATCTCCGGTCCCGAGACCTAGAGTCGTTGCCATTGCGGCAACTGACGCATCATCTAACACGGTTCTTGCGGCAGCGGTAACATCCATCAGCGCAGCGGTTCCGCTGCCTGTGAAATACGGGGCCTTGTCTGCGGCAGAAGTTAAACCAGCAATAGCAGCAAGTTCTGCGTCGTCATCTATCTTTGTCGCGACCGCAGTGGCGATGTTGTTGAATTCCGTATCAAGCTCGGTGCCTTTGACAAGCTTGGACGGATTCCCCGTTAGCAGCGCGTCCTTGGCTGCAAAGTCGGTTGCTTTGGTGTAATCAGACATTTAAATCCTTCCGTCCTTCGTGAAAATATCCACTCGCTGAATAGAGACTTGGCTGTTGTTGATGAGCGCTTCAATTCCGACCTGAATCACTCGCCCATGCCCCCCCGCGTTCATGGATACGGTGTTGACTGCGATGTTGCTGCCGTACTCGGCTATGCCGTATTCGGCGATGTTGTATTCGGCGGCAGTGCCTATGCCGACAATCGTTGCGGTGTTCGTTGAGGTCTGCGGGGCGTAATCAAAGCCCCACTTGAACGTAAGCTGCTGATCTCTACTGAAGACCAGAGACGCAATGATTTTCTTCAGAATGCTGATCTGGATCTGGTTGCCGAAATCGACCCACGCCGTGTAATAGGTCATGGTGTAAGTCGAAGCGTTATCCAGATAACCCGTGTACTCCCCGATGTATCCGGGTTGGCCTAAATAGAACTTTCTCGACTTCAGATATGCAAAGCACTTTGGCTTAATGCCGGTCCAAGTCGTCACCCTCGCCGCGCCGTCAGGTAGAACGGCTTTCATGTCGAAGCAGTAGGCAATGAAAGACGCCGGGAAGGTGATTACATAAATCCCATCGACGGGTGAATAACCTGACTTGACGTTCTCCAACGTCTCGGCGGTCATGTACGACTGGATGTCGTTAAAGACGTTCTTGCTTAAGCTGCGAGTCGGGGCGGATTTTTCTTGAATCGTTCTGCGTAACGACCTGACCCCGGTGTCAGACAGAAATACAATGTCGTCGCCGGTGTCCTGAACAGAATCCCTCGCAACACATCCAATATTGTCCAGCGTGTCGTAAAGCGTCATTGAAGACGGGGTAGTTGCCCCCGTGTAAATCAATGTCTGCTTCTTGCCGAAGATGATGAGTTGGTTGTTATGAGAAGCAAGCGCGACAATCTCATCACCTCCAGACGGCCACACCCCTAGAAGATTGAGAGTCCCAGACGATCCGCCCGTCCAGTTGTGCGTCGTCAGTAAATCCGAGAAAGTGATTGTGTTTTTGTCGGTAGTGGTGTCGGCGCACCAGATGCGACCGAATGCACTCACTGCACAATTCGCCAGCGGGATAGAACCCGAATACCCGGCCTTCTCGCTTACTCTGCGGAATGTGGTCGTAGAAACCGCCGGATCAAAAATCAGCGGGTCATAGCCTCGCTGGAAAAACACCCCAACACCGCCCAACTGAACGAATTGCCAATTGTTGTCCGAGATCGTTGGAGCAACCCCGCCACCGCCATAGGTCAGCGTCGTCAGAGTAGAGCCGGAGTGCGTAAAGAGAAACCCGCCGCCCGCCGCAACAGTTGTTCTTGTGCCGTCGTTCTGTACGACTTCACCGATGACGGTAATGTCGCTATTGCCTAGGTTTGCGTTTGAGGCGTGAGCCGCAGACCAGCCTTTTCTAGACCCTACGCGACCATATTTATCGAATACGCAATTGTTTGCTTCTAGGCAAAACCGACTGTCTATGTCGACCGGGCCGTCCTGTGTGTTGAGCCCGTAATACCCCGGCGCGACGAGAGAATATGGGGTAATCGGTTTTGCCATCAGCAGGCGACCCAAACATCGTTTTCAACCTGGCGGGAAGCCTCGATAGCGATTTGGTCGGCAAGAATCCCCTTGAACAGTCCGTAGGCTTCACTCGACGCAAGCCCCTGATCCTCGCCACGTTCGACCAATGCGCGAGCGTATGCCCCTGCTATGACGGCCTCGGGCTGGATGGTAAGAACATCCGCACTAGCGGAGAGGTCGCCTTGCGGGACATACAGATTGACCTTCAGCGAATACGTCCCGCCCGGAGTCGGGAATAGCTCAATCTTGCTGTCGGTAGCATCGTTACCTGCCCATGCGTAATAACAGGGCGGGCCGTTTTGCACCGTTGAAAGCTGCTGCTGATCCTTGATCCATTGCAACGGCACATTGGTTAATGTGGCGTCGTTGGTGGTGTCGTTGATCGTGGCGTTCTTGTGCCGCAGTCCCGATCCTGTGACGGTGTAGGTGCTGGTGCCGGAAGACGTGGAAACGGAGATTTCGGTTCTCAGGCAAGCCCACGTCCACGCGTCCTCGACCTGCCTTTTTGCCTCGTTGACGAAATACCCGATCAATGTGGAATAGGAGGTATCTGAAACCGCAGAGACAGCCGTCTCCCTCAGCCGCGCAAGGACTGAATTTACAAGCTGCAAATACGTCATTTTTTATTCCTTGGGCTGGTCAGCCTGGTATAGATAGTTCGCCAGAACGGCTGGATTGATACCGAGGCGTTCGGCCATATCGCTCATCTGCCCGAGAGGCGCGCCGAACATGCCCCTTGCCCTCCCGAGTCCGTAGGAGAGTTCGCCCATGAGGCGGGGGGATTGGGAAGCTAGAATCGGGATGGTCAGCGGATTGGCTGTCAACAATCCAGCGGCACCGGCCCCGCCTGCCACAACCCCACCCAAACCGCGCGGCGTCCATGAGCCAAGGGCCTGCCCAGAAAGATTTGAAAGCAGATTGGTCGCGCCAGCTTCCTCAAGTTCCTTGGCGAGCGAAATGCGGTTGCCGTAGTTGGTTTGCACGTTGTTGCGCGTGAGCGATTGGAGCTTGCGCATGGCGGTGTCTGCGGCGGTTTTCTCTCCTAACGAGAGCGCTCGCTCGATTTCCTTGACCAGCCTTGTCGCTTCGCTGTATTGGCCCATCGTCTTGGCGTAGACGGGAGCTTGTGCGGTGATTTGATCCTTGACCGCGTTATACATCTGGTCGGCAATTACTCTCGACGCGGAACGCGGGGCGGTGTTGTCTCTTACGTCGCCAATGGCTTGCTTGAGCGCGTCCAAGCCTTCCGGCGTATGAAATTCCTTCGGGTTGGCGGTGCGCCATTCGTCAATCAAGCCGGAAATCTGCTTCTGCACTTCCGCCGCGCTGCGCCTGAGAACCTTCCCTTTGTACGTACCGATCTGCGAGACATTGTTCATGGCGTCATCAATCGGATTGAAGTCGAGGACTGTCTTGTCCGCCTTCACGCCTTGCATGCCCGCCTGATATTCTGCGCTGCGCTTCTTGTAGAGGTTGGAAAGCGCGGATTTAGCATCATCAAGCACGTCCGCCATCTGCGCGTTCCCGCGCATATTGGCCGCGAAGTCAGCGGCGGTATCTCCACCAGCAGCGCCTGCCCTGAAGGCGTCCTGAATCGTCTTGCCTCCGGTATGTGTTCCAAGCCCGCCAATGACGTTTGCCGCGCCACGCCCAGCAGCATTGACAGCCTTGCCGCCGAGCGTGGCGGCGTTGCGCATCGGGTCTATGGCAATGCCGGCTTTGGTGGCAAGGCTTCCCGCTTTTTCGAGTTTTGCAATGTTTGCGAGCTGGCCCGCTTTCGCCGTTACCGCACCACCCGCTGTTAAAACGGTAGCCGCGTCCGCCAGAACCCCAGCAGGGTCTTCGGCCAATGCCTTTTTCAAGCCTTCCTCTGAGCCGTAGCGGGATTTATAGAACTGCCCGACCGCAGTAGCTTTGTTCCTTGCCTCCTCGGCGCTTTGTGAGGGGAATTTTTCGTTGATCCAGTCAACCAACTCTGAAGGAAGCGCGTTCTGCAATCCGCCAGCCGCGATGTCGGACAGGTTCTTGACCGCTTCGACGGGGCTAGTAACGGTGTCATAAATGCCCTTGGCGATGTTGCCGAGAGATTGCGGAAGGTTGCGTAGGGCTTTTGCGGGAACATCCTTCCATGACAAAGATTCTTCCTCTGGCTGTCCGACAATCCACTCATCGCCAACAAGGAAAGCCTTTACCCCGACTTTGTTGGTGGCGCTCTGCGAATAGGGAACCCATTCGCCGCTGATTAGAACAACCTTCTCGCCGGTCTGCGGATTGGTGGCGGTCTGCATGTCAGTCAGGCACAAACCCGGCTGGCAAGGCCCTGCCGATTGGCTTGACGGGTGTTGCGTTGGTCGGTGTTTCGATTGCAGCCTCGATGTCCGCCAGGGTCGGCAATTTCCCGCCCCAACCCTTCAGTGTTCCGTGTTTCTCGAAATACTCCGAGGCATCTTTCTTCGCTTGCGCTGCGGTGCGGATTTGCTTGACGAGCGCGTCAACGCGACGCTTGTTTTCTTCTGGGGAGAGTGACGGGTTGTAGGCGCGGGCAATCAATCTTTCGCCCTCTTTTTCCGTAAACTGCGCGCCAAGAACCAGGCGAAGGTTGCGCTGCGCGACTTCCTGCACTTTGTCTTTCGCTGCCACAGCGTCGGGGTTGGTGAATGCGCGCACTTTGTCAGGAATAAGGCCAGCGACGGGACCAGTAAAGTCGTTGCCTTTTTTGCCAAGGTCGCCCGCGACCTGTTGCAGTTGTGAAAGCTGCTTTTCCACGTCAGAATACCCGCCCGCCGCCTTGAATTCGACGTATTCCTTCGCAAAAGCACGATCCGCCGCTTCTTCGCCTTTGGTGAGCTTTTCAGAGGACATAGACTGTTTTGCGGCAAGCGCGTCGCGTTGAATATCCAGTTGTTGGCGGCGAATCTCCATCAGGGCTTGCTGGAGCATTGCCTGCTGCTCACGGCTGAGGCGCTTCTCCTCCAACGAGCCTTTGATCTGCGTCTCTCGCAATTCAAGCTCGCGCAATTTTGCTTCGTGATTCCACACCGCATCACGATCCATCTTGAGTTCTTCGCGTGCATCTTTTCTTTGGGCGAGAATGGATTGTTGTTCCTGCGCTTTTCTTTGCTGCGCCGCCTGCGCCAACTGAAACGCCAGCCGAGGTTGTCCCATCCTGTTGGCAATCATCGCCCCGCGTGCCAATCCTTCGGCAGAGGTAGCGTCGACTTGCGCCATGATGTCTTGAGCGGCGCGGGCTTCTTCCATTTTGGGATTGGTCATTCCCAGCATCCCGGCGACAGGTTGAGCCAATCCCGCCCCGGCGCGAAACATCTGCCCTGCGGCACGCTGAAAGGGCTGCTGTGAAGCGTAGTGGTCTGCGGAGGCGTCAATCTGCGCTTGCTGGGCTTGCTGGATTTCAATCGGGGCATGCCCGAAAAGGCTAGAGACGATATTAGGCATTTAGGCACCCCATCTGATTTGCTGGCCTGAGTACGGGTCAAACCTGTATTGCTGTTGATTGGTGTTTTGGTAGTTTTGAAGCGCCGTACCCGCGCCAGATAACAGCGCACCCCACGGGCTGTAGGAATTCGCGGGGAGCATGGTCTGCGCGGCTTGTTGCATGCCTTGCGCGAGGAGTTGCCCGGATTGCGCGTTTGCGGCAGTACCCTTGGCCCCGATATTGATACCGAGGTCCATGGCGTTTTGTCCCAATCCTTCCAACATAGATGCGCCACCGATGGCGGTGCGATACGGGGTGTAGGCGTTCGTCTGGGTTTGGTACATGGAGTTCAGGAGATCCCCACCGGTACCCACCAGCCCCGCACCAAACCTTGTGTAATCCATCCCGCCTTTCGTTGCTTCGGATGCAAGCTTCAAGTCCTGCATCATTTGGGCGTTGTAGAAGGCTTCCATCTCGGGATTCGCCGCCCCAAGGCCGGTTGACGTGGCACCTGTCGCAAGGCCGAGTCTTCCCTGAGAGAGAAGGCGGTTTTCAAGGTTCGCAAAATCCCGCTCACGGTACGGCGCGAGCAAGGCTTGTTGCTCCTCCATATAGCGGGCGGCTTGTTCTTGTGGGGTCGTTCCTAAATACCCTTGCCCGAGTCCGAACAAGGTTTGCGCCGTTTGCCCCATAGGGGCCGTGGCGTTCTGGGCGTTGGTGTATTGGGTTAGGGCGCTGTTTGACACGCCCATGAGGGAATCCTGCTGGGATTTGATTTGCGGGGAAAGGCTGTAACCGGCAGACATCAGGTTGCCGTTAGGCCCGTATGTAAACCGCGACGATCCGAAGTTGGTAGTAACCCCTACCGGTCGGAATTTGGCGGCGTCTGCGGCGATTTTGGCGGCTTCTACATAGGAGTCCGCCGCCGTTCTGGCGGCGTTGGTTGCCGACTGCCCACTGAGGAAACCCCCAGCCGCTTGCAACCCGCCACTCAGCAGCCCGCTTAAAGACGGTGAGGCCCCGCTTACAGTAGAACCGCTACCGTTGGAAAACAGATTCCTGACGGAATCCCAGAACCCGCCACCACCAGAAGTAGCGCCAATCCCCGTACCACCTGCATCAATGTAGGCTTGGGCTTCTGCGGGCGACATGGGAACCCCGTTTTCAGTCCATGCGCTCGAAATGAGGTCGGCCATTGAGCGGCCCTGTGATTGGGCGACATCCTGCAATGCGCTAGCAAAGGTGTTGCTTGGCGCATTGAGATACCCGGAGATTGCTTCAGGTGTCCACGTGTCAAATCCGCCTAGCCATGGATCAGACGGCCCGCCGCCAGTAAAACCGCCTAGCAGGCTGTCAATCCCAGGAAGGCCATGCAATCCAGCGAAACCAGAAATACCAAGAGCGCCAGCCCCCACAATTGCAGCAGCTTGCGCCATTTCACCCAATTGCTCTCCCATGGTCTGGTCAAGTTGCGGAACGTCCTGCGGAAGAACGACGGGACCAATGACAGGGTGGTTGATTGTGCGAATTTTTGACAGATCGAAATTGGGGTCTATCGACTTGTAATGTGCTTCGTGCCGCTTTAAGTACTCAAGCGGTATGAATGACGCCCCGGCCTCTTCAACGCCAAAAATACCTTTAGCAGAAGGATTGAACCGCCACCTTTCTGGAGTAGGAACCCCCTCTCCTGTATATGCTGGTTCAAATGTATATGCCCATCTTAAATTATCATCTGGCGTCCCATAGGCAGGCCCACCACCCTCAGGAATGTAGCCTTTTGGAACGCTGGGATCATAGTAATAAAGGTCTGCGTCTGGGCTGTTTAGAGCTTTTGTTCTCAAGCTCTCTTTGGGGGAGTTCACCCATGCGTCGTAAGGGTTATTGAACGAATTCCAATAGTTTGCAAACCCGGACATTATTTCAGGGGATACCCTTGCCCACGTGCTCTTCAACAGGTTGTATGCTTGCTGACGCTCCGCCTCAGACAACGCATTCATTTGATTGACTACTGGCATATTCGCCCCTTAAATAACGATCCCGGAATTCTTCGGCGGTCTTCCACGTTTCTTTACTTCTGCGGCGGGCAACGCGATGGCATCCGTGATTTCTTCTTGCATCACATCTTTCACCTCCTCGTATCCTTCATGCTTGCGAAGTCCGGCAATGTCGTTCTCATTGGTGAATGAGACGAGATTGCCGGATCGCTTGCAGCGGAAAGTAACCATCACGCGCCAGCCTGAACCAGACGTACGCGGACAACACCGGAGGAGGAAGCCGTGAGCTTCAGGCGCACCGCCGAGACGGGGGTGGTTATTGCGCCCTCGGTCGTTGCGGATTTGGCGGTGATCGTGGCGTGGTCGTACCACAGCGCCGGATATGCGTTCTGGTCGCCGTAGGTATGTTGCAGGGCAAAGGTCGCCGTACCGCTCACAAGCTCGGCGAGGACGCCAATGTTGAACGGATTGATTGAGGTATCCAGCGTGAGGGTCGGTGAGACGGAGCCGATCAAATTACCAACAACGATAGTTCCGGCGGTTGCGCCGGATTTGGTGATTGAGGTAATCGTCTTGAAATATTTGGTGGTATCAGAGTTGCTGACGTTTGTACCTGCGACAGTCTCAGACTGCGCGTTGCCGTCAGCGTCGGTGCCGGTAAAAGTGAAGGTGATGCCGGAGTCGTTCCCGCCCGAGGTCAGGCGGACAAGTTGGGCTGCGCCAAACGTGGCAACGCCACCGGACGCAAGCGCGCCGTTGATTGTGATAGCCCCAGCACCAGGGGACTGAGAAGCGCAAACACCGTCAGCGTCGACTGCGGTCGGTGTGCAAGTTGTGGTAAGCCATTTAGCCATAGCGGTTCCTCAAACAAAAAACCCCGCCGAAGCGGGGCTTTTGCCGGTTTCATTACCAGATCGGGCGACCGATGAGCATCTTGAAGCCGCCATCGTTGAGCGTGTCGGCGTCGTAAGCGTCGGAAGTTTCGTCGATGTTAGTCAACACCATAATGACGGTATTTGCGGCAGACACAAATCCGCTGACAATCAACTGCGAGTTTGCGTCGGCTTGAGACTTGCCGAACGAAATGCCCAGCACCATATCTCCCAGCGCCACGCCGGGGACAGTGAGCGTAATGGCAACGCTCACATCGTCAGCAATAGCGTCCTGGTCGGTCACGGTGCCAGTAACGGCCCACATCTCGCTAAACAGCCCTTGAAATTGCGCGGTGCCTTGGGCAACGCGGCTTACGGCCATAGTGTTAGCCATGTCTATATCTCCTAAGTCAGAATTAAGAACGGGGGCCGAAGCCCCCGCGCTTAGTGATTAGACCGTTAGGCCGGAACGATGACAGCAAGACCGGCGTAGTCGCGCAGTTCCTTCACGCCATACACCGTGTCGGAAGTGACCAGCGTGCCGAGGTACTCCTGCTTGTACTGCGACTGGGTGCGAATGCCCATTTGCTCGGCGTGGCACATCGCATCCTTGTGCAGCATCATGCAGGCGCGGTACTTGGTGTCGGTCGGGGTTGAGGCGGACCAGTTCACCGTCAGGGCGAACGCATCCGCATACGCCGTGCCGGTCGGGGCGGTCGAAGAGAACGTCACCGACTGCGTACCCGTCACGCTGTTCACGTGAATCCACGGGCAGTTAGTCGAAATGAACACTTCGACGCCGTACAGATCGCCCAGACGGCCGGTCTTCAGGACAGAGCCGTCACCACGGAACGCCTGCTCGGAGAAACGGGCGATGCCACGGAGCACGCCAGCCTCGACGGGCGGGATGACGAACTTCAGTTCAGCGCTATCAACATCCTGGTCTTCCAGTGTTTGGATGACCTTACGAATGCCCGCATCGGTCAGGGCGGTGCCGTTGCCGGTGTTGGTGTTCGCCGCGCCGGAGAAGTTCGTCGAACCATCTCCGCCGATAACGCCCTTTTCATACAGGTTGGTCGCGCCAGCGATGGAACCGGCGTTAAAACCCGCACCCAGAAGGTGAAGGTCTTGGTCGACTTTTTTCGCCAGCGCATAGCCGCCGTCGTTCGTGTAGAACTGGCGCATGGAGGCGAGGGCCTGCATTTCGGCGATGTCTTCATACAGCTTTGAGTACTCGAAGTGTTTGTTGATGACCACCTGAGTAACACCGGCGGTATCGGCAATCAGCGTCACCGCAGTATTTGCGGCTTTTGCAGAAGCGGAACCGCGAGCCGGGACGGGGATATTGAGCGTATCGCCCTTCTTCCCCTTGAAGTTGATTTTGGTTACAAGATTGCCGACAACAAGCTTGGCTTTGTATGCGGCAATGACTTCGTCGGACCACTGTTCGCCAATGAAGTTATTGGAAGTGGTTACGGTAGTGTGATTCGACCCAAGGGCCATGATGTTTTCCTTTCAAGAATCGTTTGATTAGCGCACGCGGCCCTCTCGATATGCAGCGTCGATTTCTTCCTGCATGGCTGCGAATTTCGATGGGTCGCGCAATCTCAAGTTGATGAGGTCGGCGCGTCGGTAGACTTTCTTGGTTTGTTCGCCGGTCCCGCCCGTTTCCACGGCGGCGGCTTTCAATGCGTTGTCCCGCGCCTTCGTGTCTTCCTGCGTCTGTTTTTGAGTCTTTACAGATTTCAGGGCTTTGAAGGTGCCGAGCAGTTCATTGGCCGAATCCAGGTCGTAGGCTTCCGCTTGCATGTAAAGCTTGGTGCGAACGGGGCTTGCCTTGATCCACTCCATAAACTCGGGGTCTTTGACAACCTGCGGATGGTCCGGGTGGAGTTGCGCGAGGCGCATCCTTGCCTGTTCCATCTGCGCGGCGCGGGCGTACTGTTCAGCCGCCAGCACTTTGGGGTTTGTCTCGACCGCCTGTTGAATCGCTCGTTTCGGGTCCGCAAAAAAATCCACTTCCTGCGGTTTCTCATCCTCGGGCTTTTTGTGCAGTTGCGTCTTGATAAGCTCGTCTGCGAGTTTCCGAACCTCTCCGAGTTCATTGCCCATGCGCCCCATCTCTCGACGGGCATGCATTGCAATGCGGGCAATTTCTTGCGGCGTCTTCCCTATAAACTCTTCGGGAAGCTCGTCATCGGTTTTTTGTTCGGTCTGCTTGGCCTCTTCCTTGGCGGCCTCGGCTTCAAGTTCACTAACCTCAACGATTTCGTCTTGCACTTCAGCCATCATGTGCTCCTTGCGCCACCTGATCGGCAGCTAGGTTGTTAAGAATTCCGTTTTGCCTTGATGCGGGCGTTTTCTTCCCGCACCCTTGCCCAACGGTCATGCGCGCCGGGGAATGCTCCTGTGATCCCTTCAAGCGCAATGCGTGGCATCCCGATCACCCTCTGAGCTTCAGTTCCGCATTCACAGGTAATCGAGCGCGTTTCAGAATCGACGTAACGCTCCATGTCGGAGCCGCAAACGTCGCAATGGAAGTCCCTAATCAATTTCATTGGGCGTAAAAAAACCGCCCGTAGGCGGTTTCGTGGTGTTTCGGTCGTTTATTCATTCTTGAGCGATTCGTAGGTTTCTTCGCTCACTTTCTTAAGATTGAGCAGCCATCGCATGATGTTCAACTCACCTTTCCTGATAAGCAGCGTTCGCTCGTCTGGAACGGAGTCAAGCGTATTGGTCGCGTCAATCATCTTCTGCACGTCTTCGATGAGATCAGCCCACGCTTTTTCGCCCATCATCGACAGGCGGTCTTCGTAGTACCGCTGAAGTTCCGGGGTCATGCGTTGGCGCGCTTCTCTCTGCTCGCGGCCACTTGGGCGAGCGCAATCGCTTCGTTGCTGTCGATATCGCGCTCTTTAAGAGCGAGTTCGGCAATCTTGGCCCGTCGCTCGAAGTCCTGCGCTTCGCGGTCTTCGTCAAGATTGTTGGAGAGGGCGGCGATGACTTTTGCCTTGGCGATTGTCGGGGCCGTTTGGGCTTCGACCGTCGCTTTTTGGGCTTGGGCTTCTTTCAATTTGACGCCAGCGGCTTTGTCGGCCATGTCCAACTGTCCAACCTGCATTTGTAGCTGTTGTTGCTGCGGGTTGGGTTGGGACATTTGCCTCATTTGCTCGATCATCTCCTCCCGATTGGAGAGTGAGGAATTTTTGAGCACCCCGGACATCAATATCGGGGCCAGAGGCGATTGCGCGCCCAATGTTTGAATCAGGAAGGCAAGCTGTTTTTGCTCGTACTCCCTTGCGATGATTCCGAGGGTCGCGGTCGGGATGAATTTCACGTCAACAGACGGATAGCGCTCGGGATGGAACTGCATGTATCTCCAAGCCGCTTTTTTGACAAACGGGATCAAAAAATCTTCCTGGAAATTCACCAGCGTCCGCCTGTACTTCTTAATCATGGTCGCGGTCGCCATGTCCATGTCCCCATCCCTGGAAACTTGGGAAATTTGGCCGTTTGAATCAATCGTCCCGGTCGCCATGAGCAGCATCCGCTCGAATTCCTTGGCGGTGTTCATGGCCTGGCCGTCGTTTGTCCCGAAATGGAACGGCATCAGGATTTCATTTGGTGCGCCGTTCGTCAGGAACGCCTTGCCGGGCTTGACTTCAAACTTGGCCCCCCTCGGGAGCCTCGTCGCATCCAATCCGACCATCGGGGCAACGGTCAGGGCGAGCGCGTCCATGTGGGCACGGGCTGAACCGTCAATCGCCATCTGCATGTTGAAAGCTTTTTCCGCCGTCCCCCTCCCCAAGAGGCGATTCGGCACCGTGTCGTCCTGATACGCGAGTATCGGGCGGTCTTTCATCATGTAGGGGGATTCCTCCGCCTTCAGGAGCGTCCCTTTGTTTGCGATAACGACGATGGCTTCGACCATATCGCCGTAGTCGTCTACGTCGTCGCAGTAATCTTCGCTTTCCTCGAGATTGACGATTTCCTCGTCGTCTTTCAGGAGCAGTTCACGCGGCACCAACCCGTAATAAGTGAGAAGTAATACCTTGTCCGAGTCGTAATTGACGGATTGTTGCGTCGGTTCGAGTTTTTGGTCAGTCTCGGTGGTGCCGAGATCGACGTTCAGGTATTTCCCGCTCTTTATCCCGGCGGCGATTTTGTGAATCGACACTTCCCGCTCGGTCGCGCACCCCATGCAGTCATCAACCGATGTCCCGTTGGGGTCGAAGAGGAAATTTTTAGGATTGACCGGGTGCAATTTGACCGAAACGCGGTCTTTTTCTCCCACCCCATACGCCGCAACCTGCCGGTCAATCGGCACGGTCATGGGTTTGTATGTTTTTTCCTTCTCTACGGTGATTTCGCCGATCCCCGTACCGTAGATTTTCCCCAAAAGACCGATCTGGTCGATTGATTTTCTGATTTTGTCCTGCGCGAAGTCTTCGTAGAGCTGATTCTTGAGTTTTTCTACGTCTACAGCGGTTCCGTTTTCATCGGCAAGGTCGTCTTTGATGTCGAAAAACTCGCCCTGCCCGAAAATCGCCTCCATCATCTCGGCGTGGCTGGTTTCGATGGCCTGCTGGGTCGCGGGAGAAATCACACGCGAGCGTTCGGACTGACGGGTTTTGTCCTCTTCCTTCCATTGCCCACGAAATATACGTTCGTACTTCTCCCAATCAGAAAGGAAGTTCTGATCGCGGTACTCCCTCCACTTGTCGGTATGATCGACAATGAACGAAACGAGGGCTTTTTCTTTTTCCGTTGGCTGGTGGTAGACGGATTTCTCCTCCGGCTCTTCCGGGTCGATTACTTGTCCTGTGTTTTCGTAGTTGATTTCGACTTTTTCCATGTACCAACTCCGCGTAATATCGAATCGACACAATCCGCAACCGAGAGCACGGATGCGTCAATGGATATGTCGGGGTTTTGTGGTGTTTCGTAAGCCTGGTGCGTTCCCGTCATCAGCGGGACGAGACCTTGATGGGCTTTTTTGTAGAGCCCCTTGGGGTCTCTTGAAATGCAGGTTTCCAGGGGAGTGGAGACGTGGACTATCGCCACGGCAGCAATCTTCCTTGCAATCTCCCGGTGCTTTTCCAGCGGCGAAATGAGGGACACAATCGGGAATATCCCGGATTGCGAAACGATTCTGGCAAGCTCTGCGGCCCGCCTGACGTTTTCATCTCTGTCGGATTCCGAAAACCCGAGGTCTTTACTCAATCCGTCTCTCAGGTCGTCGCCGTCAATGACGCACGCCGCCATTCTCGAGAGGGAAAGTTTTTCATGAAGCGCTTTTGCTATGGTTGTTTTCCCGGCCCCGGACAACCCGGTCAGCCAAACACCCCTAGTAACCAAGGCTCTTTTCGATTTCGATCATTCCCTCGTCTCGCCAAATCCTCTCCAACCCTTCAGACCAATGGTCTTGCCAGTTGGATTGTTTCCCCGTCCAGGTCGGTGTTTTGGAGATGATCTGATCTCTTACCCACTTCTTTCTCGGTTTGCCGAGGTAGTCAGCGAGAGAATCAAACGTCGCCTGATTCTCGGGAGAGACTTGAAACAAGTGCTCATACTTGAAGCAGAATGCCTTCGTGTTGAACCACTTTTCATACGCACGATAAACAGCGGGCATTGAGGCATTGAAGAAGTCAAAAAACTGGTCTATCAGCTTCTCTTCCGTGATCGTGTCTTCCCAGCCGCGCATCTGGTGGTTTTGATACCTCTGCGCGGAGATAAGGACGTTTCGCGGGTTCCTGTAGACGTAGGCGACTTTGTGTTTTCCGGCCAATAGATGATTTGCCGTGTGCATGTGGGGAGAGGGTTTCACTCCCAGCAGACTGCACGCAAGTACTGTTGCATTGGTTCCGCTCTTGGGGATTCCTATGCAAAGCACATCATAATTCTGGTAATCCATCAAACACCCGCAATCACGTCTACCGGCTCCCACTCCTCCGAATCATCGGGTTTGGCGTAGGTGGTCGTTGCCATGTGCGCTACAAGTGACATTGCGTCTGGGATGTCGTCGTGAGCGCGTTTGGATGGGAACATCAAAAACTGTTCCCTGGTCTTCGACCACTCCTCTTTCTCGTTGAAGGTCACGCGACCGTGTTCAAACAATCCCTGAAGGCCGTAAATGATCCGGTTTTCCTTGCTGGAGGTTGATGTCGTGATTGGTTCGATGTGCGAATAGATGCCGTGCTTTCTCATCTGATCCGTTAGATAAGGCATCACCGCCCGCATCAGGGAGCCCTTTTCGATCCCGACCATGATCGGGCGATAGTCTCGAATGGACTTGAGAATCCTTACCGCTGCCTCACGAACATCCCACCTTCCGGCTTCGACCTTCTTCACCCACCACTTGCCCTCGTCCGTGACCTTGACAACAGCAATCACGGAGTCATCGAGCCATTTTTTCTTGTTCGGGTCTTTGACTTCCTCAAATCCCGCCAAATCAATCCCGATGAAGTAATCCCCGTACTTCGGTTCCGGGCCGTACTGGAACCATTCTTCCTTGAAGACTTCCGCCCCCATCGTATCGAAGGAAGCGAGGTATTCCTGTTTGAAGGCGAAAGTCGACATTGACCGTTTCGCCGATTCGATTTCTTTCGGGTCTATCAGCTCATTGTCGAAAGTTGTTAGATGCCAACTCTTCCAATCGGGATCGTCGCCGGTTTGCCCGAGGTCGAAATAATCCCGAAAGACCGATTCCCCAGGCTCGGGAGTTCCGATAAACAGCGCCCCACCCTTCGTGTCCGACAACGCAGGACGAATAATCATCTCCCACACGTTCGGCTTCATGTCCTTGAATTCATCAAGAACACAGTCGTACAGCTTCATTCCGCGGAGCGAATCGGGAGAATCCGCGCCCCTGACGTAAATCTTCACCCCGTTGGCTAACCGGATCTCCCCGTTATTGACGTTGGAAGAAGACAGAACCGGCTGGGAGAGGTCAATCAACAAATCCCACATCAGCACCCGTGCCATTTGGAACGTGGGGGCGACATACATCACCGCCGCCGTCTTGTCCCTGCACTCCAACCCCTTCACCAGCGTCCTGACCGCAGACATGCGGGTCTTCCCGCACCTGCGCCCAGCTACCACCACCTGAAATCTTGTCTTGTCCGCGAATACTTCCCGCTGCCACTTGAGCAGCTTGAAATCAAGCGTCCTCAACCCGCTCGCCTTCTATCGTCACCCCGGAGTCAATCGGGCTGATCGTGATGTTGATTACCCCAACCCCGCCACCAGAACCACCGTTTTCCCCATACTGAGACTTCCCCCACTTGGAAGCCGCCCATTTCCTGGTGTCAATCTTCAGCTTGGCAAGATTCACTTCTTCCGGTGTAGCTGAATCCGCAATCTCCAAGGCCCTGTTAGCCTCGTAGTCGGCCCTGGCCTCCAATGCCTGCCGGTAAGCCGCCAGCCTCCCCTCGTCGGCATTGACCCACTTCCACAGCACCACATAAGGCATCCCCTCAGCCTCCGCTACATCGGCCAAAGAGGCCCCGTGAGCAACCATCCCGCACACCATGTCCGCCACCCCAGATTCCCCGTGCTGCTCGACTAATTGGTCTAGCTGCTGGCGACCATAGGCGATGAGTCTCATTTTTTCCTTTTCGGCGAGAGAGGGAGGATGGGCAAAAAAATATGGCGAGGAGTCGGACACCCCCCCCCGCCATAAGCATTCACTAATACTTAGCTATTGCTGCGCTGCGCCACTATGCATATCAATGGCTTAGGTCAATTTAACATAATGGCGATTTTGCGAACCGCGCCGCAATTGATTGATTATTCTAACGTTTCTATTCCGTGTTTCCGCGCACCGTATTGTGCGATGCCATATATTGCTGTGCAACATCGCGTATTTTCCGGATACCGGAATGCCGGGAGGCGGTGAATATGTTTGCCAGCCTGCCTATCCAAGCCTATCTCCGTGTATTCAGCCTATCTTGTGTGCTGTCTTTAGTTACTTGGCTATAGGCTAGCTGCCGATTGGGCTTGTCTGCCATTCCTGGCTTACTCTGTCTATCTTTATGTCTGCCCTTGCTTGTTCTGTTATGGGCTTACGGGTAGGGTTCTTATGGCCTGCTCGCGTAATGGGGTTCCACATAATCCGGAGGTTTAGTTTCGCCTTGGATAGTCCGGCTTCTGTTCTTGGGCCGGTGCTTAATCCGCCGTGGTTCCTGCATCTGCCGTTTGGTAGGGCGTTGGCTATGCATGGGTGGCCTTGTCTGGTCTTGGCTCCGCATTTCTGTCCGATGACTGGCTTGCGGATTATCGGGGCTTGGTATTGGCCCTTGATAGCCTTGATCTTGCCTATGGCCTCGGATGGCGAGCAGTCCTCGATCTTGCTTACAAAGCCTATAGCGTCTTCGTGTAGGCCACAGGTCATGCAGTAGCATTCCCATTTACCGTCTATCCTGTATATGGACAGCGTTGGGCTGTCGGACGGGTGAGCGGGGCATAGGGCTTCGTAGCGGTTTCCCCTGGGCTTGAGCTTGATCCCGTAGCTGATAAGGATTGAGGGTAACTGTCTTAACAAAGGAGGCGTCCTAATGCGCTGGGTTTTGTTAATTGTTGCGTTTTCGTTCAATACTGCGTTTGCGGCTGATCCATGTAATTGCATCGGGTACGCCGGTCCCGGCGGGCCTTGCTACTCAGGTCCGGGTGGTCCCGCTTACGATGGCCCTGGCGGTCCAGCTTATAGGGGGCCTGGCGGGCCGTGTTATTCCGGTCCCGGTGGTCCGAGGTATAGCGGACCCGGAGGACCAGCCTATAGTGGTCCCGGTGGGCCTATGTACCGAGGGCCTGGAGGTCCGGCTTACAGCGGCCCTGGTGGCCCAGCCTATAACGGGCCGGGAGGGCCTTGTTACGCTGGGCCAGGAGGGCCTTGCTATTCCGGGCCTGGCGGCGCGGGCTTCTGCCCTTCAGTCTGCCGTTGAATAATCACCGCCACCGGTCAAGGGGTCAGAGTCCTTGCCGGGGCGGCTAGGCTGCGGGAGGGGGTCGCAGCCGGGGGAAAGTGGCGCTGTTTTGTCCCGGTTCTACAGGCGATCAACTCTGCGAGGGCCGGTTTTGTTAGCGCCAGGATAGCCCGATGCCAGAATGCACCGGGGATGCAAGCCCGCCTAGCGGGAGACACGAAAAAGCCGCTCTTAGGCGGCTAAATGGGGCGCTACCGACCGTCTTTCACGGGAACCGGGATCAGGATTTTCACCTGCGGATATTTACGGTAGCTGGGTTCGGGTTGTTGGCTTACATGTCCGCAAGCTAGGCGGCTTTTCCATGTTGCTGAACCCATGCGGCTGGCCTCGGAGTCTCTTTGTGGGCCGCGTCATGATCGCGTATCCAAGGCCATGCGTATGGAAATTCAGGGCGCACGAAGCCTATCAATGGATAGGCCGCTTTGCGCGGTAGCTTATAGTCGTTGGTAACATTATAGAGTATTTTTTATGGCACGTCAAGGCTTTTTGTGCTAGGCGTTCAAATTCATGTCATTGGCCAATTTAGCCATCATCTTCCCGCCTGCCCTGCGCTCGGCTTCATCAAGCATGTATAGGAGAGCTTCGGCGTATTCGAGCATATTCCCGGCTTGCGGGAGCTTTCTGCGGCCTGATCCGTTGCATTGGTCGCAGGGCTGATCTTCAAGGATCGGGGTTCCGGGGATCGCCAATGCTCCCCTTCCCAAACAGGTTGGGCAGAGGTCGGCCAGCCAGTAATTCAGGGTTTGCTTGGCTAGGCGGGCGATCTTGTCCGGGGTGGTTTTCCACTTGAGCCGGAAAGACAGGGTGCGGGCCATGCTCTCGGCACCTTCTAGGCTTGACGGGTATTCCTTGGCGTCGTTGCTGTATTTGAGGCGAAAGAGAGAGGATGCCCAGGTATCTGAGACACCTACTAACCCCGCAGCGGTAAGAATGTGCAGATCAGATAGTGGGCCTCGGTCTTTGAGGTCGTCGGCTAT